AATGTCTCTTCGCAGAGGTATTTCCCGGAGATAGGAGCGCACAGGACGGAAGCCTTCGGAGGTTATATAAACCACCTGAAGGTCTACTATCCTGAAATCCTATTATGTGAAAAGGTAATTCACCTTGATATCGACACAATCATATGTGACAGTCTTGAAACGCTCTGGGAGACAGATGTAAATGGTAAATGGTTCGCGGCGGTACCGGAACGACAGACATGGTACAGACCTTATGGGCCTGTGTATTACAACATGGGCGTGGCGCTTATCAATCTGCATCAGATGCGATTGGATAATATTTCGTCAGCCATGGGAGAGTATCTGCTCACAGCTGACAGGCCGTTTGCTGATCAGGATGCGTGGAACCGGTTCGGGACAGAGCATGATAAGGCATGTGCGATCAATGTTCGCTTCAACGAGAGCAGAGTAACAGGAAAGACTGACGATCCGGCTATCGTGCATTATTGCGCGACGCCGGACTGGTGGACGAACCGGACAATGGATAGGGTGGAATATTTGGATAAATACAGGGGGTCTTTATGAGGATACTGATTGCGGTCCCGACATTCGAAAGCATATATCCGGACACATTCAAGTCAATTTATGAGCTTGATCCTTGCGGGCATGAGCTTAGCTTTGAGTTTGTCAGAGGATATGACTGCGCTACCGCCCGCAATAGAATCGCACAGAAATCTATCGACGGAGGATATGACTATGTCCTCATGGTCGATAATGATGTGGTGCTTCCGGCGGATGTGTTTGCAAATCTCACGGATGACCTCAAGGATGTATGCCTTGGATATTATGCTCATAGAGATACGGACAACATTTACAGAGGCAGGACATGCGTCTGTAAGCTGTACCAGCCGAATGGAGAAAAGTATTTCAACTATCCACTTGAGTCCGAATATTCTGCCGAAGAACTTAATGATTTGAGAGACAACGGCACGCATAAGCTGCAGATACATGGCGGTGGAATGGGGTGCGCTTTTATCAAAGTGGCCATTTTCCGTCAGCTCGGATATCCGTGGTATGACTGGGTGAATTATCCCGGTAAAAATCGTGGAATGCTGTCGGAGGATCTGTACTTCTGTGAGAAGTGCAAATCTGACAATATTCCGATCTTTACGGATACCAGAGTGGCATGTGGTCATATGCTGCGACGTGTCCAGTGGCCGTGATGCATCAGGAAAGGCGGTGAGAACCGATGCTGAAACAGTATATTATCAACGGCAGGCAGTATCAGTATGAAGAGGGCGAACAGCCAGCTGGAGCTGTGGAGCTGAAGGCGGTCAAACCGTCTGTTAAAGCTAAAGAGCCTGCCAACAAGGCAGTGAAGCCGGCTAACAAAACACGGAAGGTGGCGAAAAAATGAGTCTGGTAACAAACTGGGGATACACGCTGACCGAAGTCAATCAGCTGACCAATATGTTGACCACTCAGGAATTTGATACCTTCACGGCAAACCGGTACAGCGGAGACACTCGGACATCAAGTGAGATTGGTGCGGCGTGTGCGGCAATCAGGGATTACGTCGGATGGCATCTATATCCGTCTGCGGCGTGTGAGCTGAATGTCGTCATCGACGATCGCCGAATCGCTCTTGTCGGGCGGGATCTGCTTATCCAACTACCAGCAAAGTTTGTCTCAGCGGTCACATCGGTCACGATCAATGAAGTGGCATATGATCATTTCCGCTTTGAGACAAATGGCATTTTGAGGGTATATGACGTTCCGTGCAACCTGCAACGGTATACACCGGTGGTGATTGAATACACTGCAGGTCTTACCGACGCGATGATGGCCGGCATCAAGGAACTGATCGCTCACAGGGTCACTCATGCGGAAGCATCGTCAAATGGCATCACTTCCGAGGCTGCCGGTGGTGTTTCTGTAACTTATAACGTGAACTGGGTCAATTCAGCGAGGGCGACAGCGCTTCCGGATGACAACAAGGAAGTCCTGCAGCCTTTCCGCGTGCAGGGGGTGTTCTGATGTTACCGAGTCATGCAAGACAGACAGTGACGAGAATCCGCCCGGGCACAAAGACAGTGAGGGGGTCTGATCTACCTGACTGGAGCGAAAGCGCCGTCAGTACACTTAAGATCTCCGGATGTTCAGTTCAGCCAGCATCGACCGAATTATCACAGGATGGAAGGGTGCTCGGAATTATGGATGGATTGACATGCTATATGCCACCCGGCTCCGACGTGATGGAGGGTGATCGAATCGTCTATGACGGTGAGACATACACCATTAATGGAGCGCCGAGGGTATGGGTCGGTGCATACAATCTGTCCCATATTCAGGTTGCCTTAAGGAGGTGGTCTGGATGAGTGAGATGCGGATCAAGTTCATTTCGGCAGGTTTTAAGTCAATATTGAACAGCGAAGGCGTGGCGAACGAGGTTCGTAACATAGCGAACAGGATCGCGGCAAATGCCAATGCAAACAATGAGCGAGGCGGTGAAGGCTTCGTTGCATCTGACATATGGCACGCCGGATACGGCGGAGGCAGGGTTGCCGGTTCTGTTTTTACAACAGACGTGAGGTCACGCATCGCTGAAGCTGAAGACAAAGCATTATCGAGGGCGGTGTTCTGATGATTATTAACAGATCTGTTGATATAGAGGACGTCGTCAGAAGTGCGTTGTCCCCATATATCACGACATATTGCCGACCACTTCCGAAGAGTTTCAGCCTGCCATGCATTCTCGTGCAAAGAGTGGGCGGAGACGATGACGCAACCATCGACTCGATTGAGGTCGTTATCGACTCCAGAGCCGACAACGAGGCAGATGCCGGTGAAACTCTTCGGACAGCGATCGGCATACTTAAATCAGTGGCGAAGCTCCAGACAACGGCGCTCCGTCATATCACAGTAAACTCAAGCGGTTCATGGGGAAATGACCCTGTGAGGCCAGACCTGGCAATGTGCTCGGCGCGGCTGCGAGTTATAGCACATCAGGAAAGCATGGAGGTATCAATAAATGAGCACGCATAATGTAAACCTTGGCATTGGTAACTATGCCGAATCCGGTACCACCGGAATGTTTTATCACGCGGCTGCTGGAACTGCTCTTCCGACATATCCGTCAGAGAGTCTCGCAGCTGCATGGAAAGAGGTGGGAGCTATCTCCGAAGACGGGATCACGCTCAACACCAACCGCACTTTCAGCCAGCTGAAGAACTGGGCGAAGAAGATCGCACGTCTGCTTCCGTCGGAAGAGTCCGGAACAGTCGCGGCCCCGATTCTGGATACTACAGAAGAGTCTTTCAAGACGATATTCGGAGCCAGCAATGTGCAGGTGACTCCGGCCACTGCGCAGCACGGAAAACTTATCAAGACCGACATCGAGCCGGAAAACATGCCTGATGAAGAGGCATACCTGTTCCTGATGAAGGACGGCGACGATATGATCATGGTCGGCACCACGAAGGGATATATCACTGAGCTTGGTGAGGTTGCATTCCAGCCGAACGATGCGATCAAGTGGGCCGCAACGATCGCAGCGGATAAGTGGACGATCCTCAAAGATGATGGACAGGTGACAGGCGCGACAGGCGGGACCTGATAACAAGGAGGACTCATGGCAGAGATCACACTCGGCAGTAAGAAGACTGTCAAAACTTTGAAGGTACACATCGGCGACGGGACGTACAGCATTCCTCTTTCTGGAAGTCTTACGATTTCAGAGCTGAGGGCGCTGAAGAACGGAGATGATGATGGGTTTACCTTCTTTGAGAAGTACATCCCGAAGGAAGTCATCGACACGCTGACGATGGACGAGTTCAATCAGCTGACGGCTGCATGGAAAAAAGCGTCTGAGGATCAGGCTGGCGTTGAGCTGGGGGAATGATTGGCCTTGCGAAGTTCGTGAGCGAACACCGCGAGGCGGTCGAAAGGGATTTGTTAACTGAAACAGGCCATGAGTTGAAAGATATTGGGAGCGCTCTTTCGTGGGGTGCTCTCAAATCTTTTCTGAGCACAATTCGGCTCGGATCGGCTCTGGGTGATGAACTGAACCCGGAGATGACGGAATGGTCTACACAAGCGAAAACGAACGCGATTCTGGCTGACATATTTGATGAGCTGGCGGTCGCGAACTACTATCTCCATGCGATCGCTACACATAAGGCCGGCAAGAAGCCTGAGAAGTATAAGCGACCAGGAGACGATAAGAAGGAAACAAAGCGCATTGGTAAGGGTTCACTCCCGGCCAGCAAGATGCGTGAATGGATAGAGAGCAGAAGGAGGTGATCCCGTGGCAGATATGGTTGAAGTTGCAAAAGCAACAGTGACAATTATTCCCAATATGCAGGGGTCACAGAAAAAGATCGCTGATGATCTCGGAGCCAGCACGGACGCTGCCGGCGAGAAAGCCGGTAAATCGTTCGGCGGTAAGCTGATCGGGGCCGTCGGTAAGCTTGGCGTCGCTGCGGCGATCGGAAAGTTCATCGGAGACTCAGTCAGCAAAGGCGCGGATCTTCAGCAGTCACTGGGCGGCATCGAAACGCTGTTCAAAGAAAATGCGGATGTGGTCAAGGGATATGCAGCGGATGCGTATAAGACCGCCGGCATGTCTGCGAATGACTACATGGAAAACGTGACGTCATTCTCTGCGGCACTGATCAAGTCAATGGATGGTGACACTGCTGCAGCTGCTGAGATGGCGAACATGGCCATCACGGATATGGCTGACAATGCCAACAAGATGGGCGTTGACATGTCGACGCTGCAAACGGCATACAGTGGTTTCAGCCGTGGGCAGTTCCAGATGCTCGATTCGCTGTCTCTTGGTTACAGTGGCACAAAGGAAGGCATGCAGCAGCTGATCGCAGACGCCAACAAGCTGCGAGCAGAGCAGGGCCTGACGGCTGATCTGACGATAGACAGCTATGCCGATATGGTCACTGCGATTCATACGGTTCAGGAGAACTTAGGCATCACCGGAGCGACTGCAGCAGAAGCAGCGACAACCTTCAGCGGATCAATGGCATCGATGAAGGCCGCAGCTGAGAACCTGATGGGCAATCTTGCGCTTGGTGAAAGCATCGGTCCGCAGATTGATGCGCTGAGCAGTTCTGTGAAGACGTTTGTCGTTGACAATCTGATCCCTATGATCGGAAACGTCGTTGAACAGCTCCCGGCGCTTGTGGCAAGAGTTCCTGAATTTATCGGAGAGCTTCTTCCCGGAATTGTTGCTGGAGCAGCTGACATAGTTATTAGTCTTGCAGAAGGAATCGTGGCCAATATCCCGACATTTGTTGCCAGCATCGGAACGATGTTCGGGAAGATATGGGATTTTGTTGAGACGATCGACTGGAGTGCTGTCGGGTCGAGGATTGTTAATCTGATCAATACTGCATGGGATACACTCGTCGAGACAGCACAGACCATCTGGGATGGTGTTGTTGGTATCTTTACCGGAGAGGTTGAATTTCCAGATCTGTCCGGAGCTGCACAGGTTGTGTGGGATGTTCTGACTACTGTCGCGCAGACTGTATGGGATGCAGTTGTCGCTATCTTTACAGGTGCCATTGAATTTCTAGGTCTTTCAGATGTGGCTGAGACGGCGTGGAACGGCATCACCGGAGTCGCGCAGACGATATGGGATACTATTGTCGGGATATTTACCGGCGACATAGAGTTTCCATCATTGGATGAGCTGGCGACGACAGCCTGGTCGACGCTTGTGACTTTGGCTGGTTCTTTCTGGGAGTCGATAAAAGGCATCTTCACCAAATTATTTGACTTCACATCATTGGACGAGAAAGCAAGTGCCGCATGGGATACACTGACCGGGATCGCAAGTGGTGTCTGGGATAAGGTCAAAGCTGCGCTTACCGCAGTGTTTGACTTCACGTCACTGGATGAGAA